GGAGAGCTTGACGGTAGTCTTTCCATGCTTGAGACATTGTACGATCCTTGACAGCTCGCCAATCTGATTCTTGAAGTGCAATATTTCTTTTTTCTCTAATGACCGACCATTCAACATCAATAAAATATTCTTCAATTATTTCAGCGCCCGCGAAACGTGTAACCTTTCTATTCATGTTATCACCACAGTCACACAAAGAGCAGATTGATTGTATGTGTATAATGTGTTGGCGGCGGGTGCTGATGCTGGAGGGGTTCCAGTGCTCACTTGATTAGTTAGAAGACTATTCCAACCACCAGGAGCGTCATTCATAGAAAACCGTTGAGGTCTGTCACTCCATACCTCAAAGTTAGCACTTGTTGAAGCGCTACGTGAGAAAGCCAACCACATAAGATCGCCTTCTGTTAATGTGATCGTTGAAGAGAAACTTGTTTGATAATTTGCGCCGCCAACTGAAATGTCAAACGTAGCATAACCCTGTAACGAGTCGGGCATATTGTCCGTATCGGAGTCATAGATCGCCCCGTAAAGATATTCTGTTGAGCCTGGTACAGTTCCACCTTGAAGAATACCCATTTCACTTATGTCCCCGCTTTTAGGGGCGATAAACGGGGTATAAAACTGATAATTGGACGTAAAGGTTTGTGTGGTGCTTGAACCCCCTCCATAGTAAGGTGGGAGGTTGGTTATCTGCCATTGATCGAAGCCCGCGCCCATTGCTGCTTTAGGAAATACAACGCTAGCCCCACCACTCGCAGCAGTTAGAAGACCGTTCCATTCAGACTTAACAGACAAACGAGCTAGATTAACCAGGACAAGACGGCGCAACTCATCTTCATTCAGTTCTTCAACACTGATCGGGTTGCCTAATGTAGCGAGATTCGCTTGAGTTACATTCTCAAGATCGGTATTCTGGAGCAGAGTATAGACTCTAGGGGAGGTATTGGGTGCATCTGGTAGTGGCATTCAATCACCCTGTGAGTCCGTCCCATTCACCTTTGACCGTTAAACGAGCTAGATTAACCAAAACGAGACGGCGCAACTCATCTTCATTCATCTCTTCAATAGAAATAACCTTGCCAGTCTCTTTGATATTAGTGTCATAGGTCATATTTTCTAGATCGGTTGTCTGATTAACAGCATAAACACGCCTAGACTTCTTCTCCGCATTGGGTAATGGCATTCACCTTCACCTCATAGCTTCTTGAATGCTGCCTTTAATGCAGAATTGATCTTGTCCAGAGATGATGCTGATATTAAGCCGTGTAAAAACAACCGCTTTGCATCAGCACCCATACGCTTTACGCGCTTTTTCTCAGTGGATTTCTTCACCAAATCACCTTCATGCATTTGTGAGGAACTGTGCTTTGAAGTTCAGATTAACTGGTATTCGCTTTGGAACCCATCCCCAAGCCTGACCGCCACCTGCTGGAGAAACTTGAGCAGTTGATCCTACAACATTTCCTAGAGCGTCCACAACGTAAGCACCCTGTGTTTCAATCTTTGAGTTATCAACAGATGTGAAATACGATCTTGTGATAAATTGTCCCTGGACTGTGTCCCCGATGCTATTGCCAGTTTGAAGATCGACTAGTTCATTGGTTGCAGCACCACTAGGCGTAACAATAGCAATTCGGGAAATTCCACGATTTGTGTAATAACAGAAAGCAGCGTTACGCGCTGAAGTTGTTAGAGTTAGTACGCGAATCTGATCTCCTGCTTGAAGAGTGATCGGTGCGAATAAAGATGGTGTTTCCCATGATGCACCTTTAACTCCACACGGAATCAAACTTGCAACGAGTCCTTGACGGAGAAGGTAGCAGTAGGAGATCGAGTTATCCGCTGTAACTAATGCAGCGACTACGGTTTGTCCTAGAGCGAAGTCGCCCGCAGACATTGAAGTTACTGAATATGCGCTATCTGTTTTTAATTCGGCTTCGGTGCCTTCTGCGATCTCAGTCTTTAGAGGGACGTGAGTTCCGTCCCTACATACTAGAACGCCATTAACTGTGTTTGTTGCCATACATAATCACCTCAGAGCTTGATGCCAGACCCCAATGCTGGCTTAACGAGATTTCTGTTGATGTTATTGATAGGTCCGCGAAGTAATCTCTTACCGATCTTAAATCCAACAGATACTCCAAAGGCTGAAGCAGCCATTGGGACTAGATTACTTTGAAAGTTTTGAGCCATAAGAGATACAGATGCTCCAGGTTGTTGCATCATATCGCCTAGACTAATCTGACTAGCTCCTGCGTATGTGATCCCGCCCGCCGTATTAGCCCAGCCGCTGCCGCCCATCTCGGGCACCATTGCTTTACCAGAGGATGAACCTACGGCTGATATATCGGTTGATCCAGTGATGAACTCCCAAACGCCACCACCAGTAGTTCCGCGAGAGATGATCTCTGCGTAAGTCAAACTTTCAAGGGCGTTTATCAAACTGAACGGCTTTCTTGAACGTCGTCTTGATTTCTTTTTGCGTGCCATAATCAGTAAGGGGGTAAAACCTCGCTATTATACATTAACCTTCAGTTTCACTTTTCGCTTGAAGTGAATAAACCCTTATCATCACGAGTTAAAACTTGTATCGGAGGCTCTCCGCCTTCGGTTTTTTGTTGAATACTTGATTGAATTAGCTGTGCGATCATCTGTTGAATAGGATTTACTGGTTCCATGTCGCCAAAAGGCAGCTCTTTCATGACTGATTGAATAGCTCCCGCTAGTTTTGCATCTAATTCAATCATCTGTTGATCTATTTCGTTCAATAATCGCATTGTAGTAAAAATATAGAGGGCAGCATGAGCAAAAAAAGACAGTATAAGCGCGCCCGCGTATATGAAAACGGCATCCATACCGCGACCACCCCGCATCAAGTCCTAAAACCTTCGTTTCAACTATCTAGCCGTGCTAAATCTTCTCATATTGTGGCCTCGATTCGGAAAATCCTTATTGACTATCAGTATAACCCATTATACTAGTGGACACTCTATTGCGGAAGGTGGTTTTTTAACAAAAACCACCGTTTCCGAGTTTCTCGGGTCAACAGTTAATAATTGTTAAATAGTAATATCAAGACGGAAGGATATGAGTCGAAGAGTCGTAACCGTAGCCCTAACTGATGATGCATGGAGCTTCTATTCTCAATGGCCTAGAGGCAAGAGATCGCATAGAGTATGTAGCAGCATCATAATGCACGAGATAAACACCACACGCAGGAAAGATATGCTAGCTGCGCAAAAAGATACTGAAAGAGAATTAAGGAAGCTAAGACGGCAGAATAAAGATTTAGAATTTAGATTGAATGCTGTAACTATGGGCCTTCCTGATCCTGGTGCTAATGAGTGGGGATTGAAATGAAGTCAGACTTTCTTGAGGTGTTCGCTAAGGATAGAAAAGGGAGTAACTTTCATCAATATGTTTTGAATATTGATTGGGGTTATTCTGAGTTCTGGAGTGCTGTTATTGTATGGGAGAATGATGAAGTGATCCTTTTCACTCAATATGAGCCTGAGCCGTTCTGCAAACAAGACCCATGTCTTCATCTACCTGAGAGATGCCATTGGGATGATTTGGTGATGAAGATATGAAAAGGCATGATTGGTTTCAAGATGCTGAAGCTTCCTTCTATGATTGGCAAGAAGAAGAAGCATTGTTGTTAGATTGGGAAGGATGCGATCAGCGCGATCATTATTGGTCCGTTAGAGAAATATGCCTCATTTGTGGCAATTCTATGTTCAATTGTACTTGTGATTTGCCTTTACTTGAGAAATTGCCCTCTCAATCAATTCTAAGACCATACACCCTGAAAAGGATGGATTACCCACGACACATTCAAGTTCGACCTGTAAGGTACATTCCAGAGGCCAAGTTTTTCAGAGCCTCAGAAAAACTGTGAGGGGATCTCTCCACCGATAGCAACGGCCAATAAAACCGCTAGAGCTAGAATTATTTTCACTGTATGTGGGCCTAACTCAATCTTGAAGTGTTCTGATTCAATTTTGTCCGGCATTTTCATTCCTCTATCAAAATTTCTTGAATAAGCCGCCTGTTAGGGCATCAAACGAGAAATCGCTTAGATTCCAGTTAGGATTCCTAAGATTGAATATTACTGATCCGAAATTAGTTGGCTCGGTTCGATCAGTCTCAGGGGGCAGACCTTCATTTTCTAGTTTGTAGTTTTCATAATCTTGTTTTATTCCTTCAATGTCGGTCATATCAGGAAAGAACGGTATATCAACATCAAATATTACTGAGAGCGCGAATAGAAGAATCGCTATTCCTTCTTTAGTCCACAATCCAGCATCGTCAAGAATTGTTGTTATTGGAGTCGCTACTTTTCCGAAAGCATAAGCGGTCCTAATGTCTTTCAATGCCTGACGTTCAACAGAACCGAGAACGACCTCGTAACGGATCACTTGATCAGGTTTCGGTTTAGGCATCCTACATCACTCAGGAGGGCTGGGCCAGTTATCCGCCGCATCATTAGCGGAGGCATGTTCTTGAGGGAGATCGCGG